CTTTGTCCTTCTGTTCTTCAACGCCAAGGACAGACGCCGCTTGGCCCAGTGCGCGGGGCAGTCCCATCGCGCTGGCTTGCGCCATCGTGCAGCGCCATTGTTTGATTTTGGTGGGGGGCCATTCGTAACGCTCGGTCATGATCTCGTTCCAGATCGTGCGTTCGAAGTTGGCGTTCCATGCCGAGAGCAATCCGCCGCCGATAATCCAACCGGCAAGCCGCTCATCAGTCGGGTCACTCGGCAACCATACCTGCACGTCGTCAGACCACGGAGCCTTGTAGGCCATGCACCAGATGTCGGTTGAGGGATCAGAGGCGTACTTGTAGACACCCGTCTTGCGGAGATCGACGGCGCTGCGCGTCTCGAAGTCTATGCTTACTACCATATTCTCTCCACTTTTTTGTCGGTGTCACGTTTGCTTTCCCTGTAGCTGCCACAAGTCGCATAGCGCCGTCAACAAAAAAAAGTTCTTGCATTCGATATTCGAACTGTGCCACCCAAGAGAGGCAACAGAAAAGCAGGGGAGATTATGGTTAAGAAAATCAGCGCGTGGAGTCCCGAAGAGGACGACCAACTCAAAGAACTTTATGAGAATATGATACCGCTTGTGCAGATTGCACGGGTGCTTGACCGTACTGTTGAATCAGTTGAAAGTCGGCGTAGGAAGACCGGACTAAGGCGGGAGTCTACTTCAGAGAAAGCCCCGCCGCCGGAAGATTTTGCGGAGATGCTAGAGACTATGAATGTAAGCCAACTTATGAAACATTACGAACGCGCAAGGTCTGTGATCTGCCGTTGGATGCTAGAACTTGAACTTACAAAGATAGTCACTGGCCGAAGGAAGAAAGTCATACCGCCTACCTTCGCAAAGGTAGCCCCGACTATGACTTGCGCCGAACTAATGCGTTTATATAATACCAATCGTGTAACGGTTCGGGGTTGGCTCCAAGAATTGGGCATCCACCCGATGTCGATTTGGGATCGTCGTGCATTAAAGGCTAACCCCATTCCGGCTAAGACCGAGGAAGACACCCCGGCTACTCGGCGTGAGTTAAGCGGTCGCACGAAATTGGTTGCGGCTGAAGCTGCAAAGTTTCTGCGCCGCTATCATCCGTCAGTCCATCGTGCAGATATAAAGATGTTTGAGCATTCATCCCACACTTGGGGTGACGTTAACAATGTACCCTTTCGCGGCATCAATCAGTATTATGTCGCAGGTAAAGGCATCATGTGGAGCGATGACCTCATCGCTTACGCTGAATCAAGAGGCTTTAAGATAAAGGAGTTAACCTAATGACACGTCCAACTAAAACTACTGAAGAGAAAACGCCTGTCGTCAACGAGAAGGAAGCTATCATTGCTTGGCTTCGTACTGGCAAGATGAATATGTTTGAGCGCAGCACACGTTGGCTGGCGGATCGGATTGAAGAAGGGGAGCATTTGAAATGAAACAGGTATTAGCAGCACAACTGGCCGAGTGGATCGACAACAACACACATGGCTATGCCAAACGTGATGGCAACAGAATAAATATCGAAGGCAGTATTGATGCCTACGAACTTGCGCTATATGTTCAGTCGCTTGGCGCGGGGAAAAGCACAGAGCAAATCCTTAACGACAACCGGACTTCATATACCGGACGGAGTTTTGCTAGGGGGGTCTAGTAATGAGTAAGATTAGATGGAAGGATGAAAAACAAACGGTAGAGTTTGTTCCAGTATTCATCATCGGTTTTGAAGAAGACTTTGAACGCGGCGTAGTAATAACAACAGCCGCGTACAAAATACTAGACGAAGCTGAACCAGACTTCGCACTTTACGCCATAGACGCAGCGGTAGATATATTGATGCAGAGGCGGGACGAAATTGAAAAGAGGGAATTGCACTGATGAAATTCAAGACACTGTATGAGATTGGCTTTACCGATCTCGTGTCCGTTATCCCACCGAACGCCGAGTTGTCAGCCATGTCCAAAATCCAAGCGGATCAGGCAGGCAAAGCGCCGGGTCGGTTGAATGCACAAGGCACATGGGGCGGCTACGGCTGGCAAGACTACACGCCGACAGCCAATGACGTTGAGCGTTGGGACCGCAGCCATGCTAATATCGGCTTGAAGGCAAGCAAGTATCCTGCGGTTGACATTGATGTTGTCAACGAGGGGCTGGCTAGGGTCATTGGTGATATGGCGGTGAAGGCATTGGGCAAAGCCCCGATGCGTATCGGTCGTTTCCCCAAGCGCCTGTTCATGTATCGCACCGAAGAAAAGATTGGGCGTATGCAGGTGCGGTTCCGCGATGGTCGCGGGGTCGAGCAGCTTGTAGAGTTTCTAGGTGACGGGCAGCAGTATGTCATTGCAGGTATACATCCTATCACTAAGGAGCCTTACAGTCTTGATGTGGACCTGACGCAACGGGGTCCGGCTGGGTTAAAACTGGTTACACGCGAGAAGATTGAGAAGTTCTTTGCCGACCTGACCGAGACGTTAGAGATGATGGGCTGCGTTATTATCCACGCGGATAAGACAGCACACAAGGCAGTCGAGCGCCAGTCGGTAGACCAAGTGTCGCTCACCGCGCCAAGTCTTACCCACGTCGCGGCTGCGGTAGCGGCTATCCCGAACACAACGGAAAACTTCCCTGACCGTGATGATTATATCCGTATGGGTTACGCGATTAAGGCTGCATGTGGCCCTGACCATGAGCCGGATGCGTTCGAAATATTTGCAGCCTGGGCCGAGCGTTGGGAAGACGGCGTTAACTCGCTCGATACTATCGAAGCAGACTTTGGTCGTATGCACCCGCCGTATGAATTGGGTTGGGACTGGCTGGCGGGTAAGGCTGCGGCCTTTGGCTACAAGCGCGAGGTCGATGAGTTCGAGGTGTCGGACTTTGATGATGAAGACTTCGGCATGGTGGCCTCGGCTGGTGAGACGCCGATAGAGTATAGCGACATCGCATTAGCGCAGCGCGTTGCTCGGCTACACGTTTCGGATATTCGATTCGTTGTGGGCGGCATGGGCTGGGTCGCATGGGATGGCAACAAGTGGGCGAAGGACGTGGCGAATAAGCACCTGTCCATCGTGCGCAAGGTTTGTGCGCATGCCTCTGCCGAGGCGTTAGACAAGATCGAAAGCCCGCAAAAGGCAGAGCGTATCGCGCAGCGTGTGGCGTCATACAATGTGATAGCTAACGTGGCCAAGCTGGCTGCGGTGGAGCCGTCCATGCAAGCAACCACCGAGCAGCTAGACGCTGACATCTATATCCTCAACACCAAGTCCGGGATGGTGGACCTGAAGACCGGCGTGTTGTTTGCGCATGATCGGTCGCGCATGTGTACAAAATGCACATCGGTTGAGGCGGACTTCAGCAAGCCAGCGCCGCAGTGGCAAGCGTTTCTAAATGAAGCATGCAACGGTGATGCTGAGATGATTTCTTACCTTCAAAGGTTGGCTGGTTATTCCGCGACGGGTAGCACCAAAGAGCATGTGCTTGCCTTCGCTCACGGCTCCGGCGGTAATGGCAAAGGGACGTTCCTTGGCGCGGTAGGAAACATCCTTGGTGATTATGCCACCGTGGCCAGTGCGGACGTGTTCCTTGCATCCAACAACCAGAGGCATCCTACAGAACTTGCCTCCCTAATGGGGGCAAGGTTGGTTCACGCGCAGGAGATTGACCCATCGCGCAAGTGGGATGAAGCCAAGGTCAAGGCGCTTACTGGCGGGGACAAGATCAGTGCGCGGTTCATGCGTCAGGACTTGTTTGAGTTCCAGCCGCAATTCACGCTTGTAATTGCGGGCAACACTAAGCCAGAGATTACTAATGTCGATGACGCAATGCGGCGGCGTATGCACCTTATACCCTTTGACACTAAGCCTATCCGTAAGGACGTTGACCTGCCGGACAAGCTGAAAGAGGAATACCCAGCCATCTTGGCCTGGGTTATCGAAGGCGCTAAGTCTTGGCTAGTAGAAGGGTTGAACCCACCAAAGGCAGTAGTCGAAGCTACAGATGAATATCTCGCTGGCGAGGACGCATTGGCCCGCTGGGTGACTGAGCGTTGCGTGGCTGGGGCAGACAACGAGATGACCACCAACGAGGCGTTCAATGACTTCCGTGACTGGTGCAAAGATAACAATGAGGCGAAGGGCCGGGATTGGTCGCAGCGCAAGTTCAACGGAGAGATGAAGACCCACGGCTATGACCCCACAAGGGATCGGTCCACACGAACGAAGCGTGTGTTCCGTGGTCTTGAACTTCTCATTGGCGATGCCGACCACATGATTATCAACGCCATGATAGATGAGCAGCCGGAAGATTTCTTCGGCGTTCAGATTAACTTTAGAGCAGGTGAGGAGGAAATGTAATGTATGGGAATGATTTTATGCGGTACAAAGAGATTCGTGACGCGCTCAATCATGAGGTGCTTGGCGGTGATGTAGTCGATGTGGTTAATCACCCATCGCACTATAAGTCTGGTGGCATCGAGGCCATCGAAGGGATCGAAGCGTCGATGGGGCCAGAGGCATTCGCAGGATATTTGAAAGGGAATATCATGAAATATATGTGGCGCTATGAGAGAAAAGGGAAGCCGATTGAGGACTTGAAGAAGGCCCGATGGTATCTTGATCGGCTGATAGGTTTACGCGAACGTAAAGTAGACTAAGGGGGCTTCGGTCCCCTTTTTTTAAATCCGTGCACGGTTTGAGAGGGTCCGTGCATGGTTGGTGCACGGTTTAGGGCCGGATAAAATGGCTGAAATCTAAGGATGTGCCGGAAGTGCACGGTTTAAAAAAGTTAATTGGCTCTAATATAAGTAACAGTGTTGAATGTGGTCAAATAGCACTGTTACTTATTAATGGGGACTAATACGCCGACAAACCGTGCACTTCCGGCCGGATGGCGGAAATGCGTGCTTAAACCTGGCCCTAAACCTGGCCCGAACCATGCACGGATTTTCCAAACCGTGCACGGATGGCAGTTTTCCGTTAATCGTCATCAAAAACACCCGGCAAGTCATCCGCATCGAGATTATGAGAGCCGACTTGCTTGGGTGGTGTGATGTCGATGATGGTGTTGTCGTCGATCTGGTCATGTGGGTTTGATGACGCCAAGTTTAGCTGCTTCAGTGCATCAAGATGAAGTTGGTTCACGTTCACTTGAATTGCTGTGGCTGGCTTGGCTTGGAACCTGTCGGGGTTCGCAACGCCAGCCATCCATTTGCGCGTCTCAATCTTGAGCCGATCAGCGTTAGCCGAGTTGTTGTCCGAGGCATCGGCAATATCCAGACATTCATCCGCCCATTGCTCCGCCGCGATGGACCTAGCTTGCTTGAACCGCTCTTCTCGGTTCGGGTCTTTGCGTATCCAGTGGTAGAGAGATAGGTTGCTGATGTTCAGTTCACGGGCAAGGCCAGCCATTGTCAGGCCAGATGCAATCTTCTCCAGCAATACCGTCTCGCCAACCTTGTCTAAGTTGGATGCAATCGTGCGGCGTTTAATATGTCCAGCCATGTCTTATCCTTTGTATAGTTCTATAAGCCCGTATAAAGCCCATAGAGAGGCATACATGGCGATTGCTAGGTTACGGTCCCGATTATAGCTAGGCATGCTCCAGACCCCTTAGAAACGTCTCTAAGAGGATAGAGACTGTAGCCGGTACTGGCCGACCCCCTTGCTCATAATATCTTATCGACCGTTCGCACAGCCCTATCTTATCAGCAAGCTGGCCTTGTGTCAGGTTCAGCCTGTCGCGTGTTGCTTTGAACTCTTCATTTGTCATGTCTCATCCTTCAATGCTGCTTCAGCGTCTTCGATCAATTCTATTGGAGGCCAGCGTAGATAGCATACATGGTCTGCGGTTATCACGCCGAGGGATTCCAGATATTCCATCAGGCGGTAGGCCAAGGTGGCCTCTGCCCGTTCGGTGTATCGGTCAGGCAATGCGTCATCATCATCTAGCATTTGCGCTGCTCCTGTTCCTTGCGCCGTTCGGCAAAGGTCTTGCCATCCGGGCCGCGAAGGGGCCAAGCACTGTCGGACGATACACGGTGGTTGCGGTTTAAGGGCGCGGCCTGTGGAATCTTAATCATTATAACTCTCCCCATTGATTAGCCATTGCTTCTGCAATGCCTTTGTAAGTTGTGCTGCGTAGCTTCCACCTATCAGCGGACGGTGGCAGATAGTGCAGACGCTGGCGCTCGTTGTCTGGCAACGCCTTTGTCTGCGCCTTTAGGTCTGACGTTGGCTGTAGTGGCGGCAAACCTTTAAGCCACAGGCAAGTGGCCTTTTGTTCCAGATGCCCGAATTGATAGGGCTGTATGGTTTGCGTCTGTTGCACGCCCCCGATCCGTTCCTTTGCATACTTATGCATGATAGGATTTTCGATAGCGATGCGTTCAACAGGCGCGTCTAACAGCGCCTTAAAGAACGCCGCGCCTTCATCCAGTTTGGCCCAGCGGTCAGGATCGCGATGCAGCCAAGTCACCCCGCTATTGGTAAGGTAGGTGCAAGGCGGGTGCGCGATTAGCAAATCCCATTTGTGCCCCTTGGCCATAACCAAAGCATCGCCTTGGATGTGCCAATGCGGATCGCCATCTGTCGGCAACAGATCGCAAGACCAGGCATCATGCCCCTTTGCGCGGAAAGCATCGCGGACGGTGGCGCTATATTCGCAAGCGACTAGCACTTTCATAGTTACGCCCCCTTCAACATTGATTTTAATTCGGCTTTGATTGCGCGGGCGGTATCGCCTTTCCATGATGTCGCGTTGGATAGGAAGTAGCGCACAATATCCGATGCATCGTCGTAATAGTACTTATCGCGGATCGTTTGCAGGCTATGCATAGCCTCTAGATACGGAACCGCGCCAAAGTTTGGCTTGATCCAGTCGTTGCTAATATCGCGTGCAATAGTGTTTAGTGTACGGTTCATGATAGTATACTCTCTCTCTTTACTGGCATTAGCGCCATAAACGCCACGCCGGATTTAACCAGCGTGGCTAATATGGCGTTAACAGCAAGTGCAATCCGCGATAGGGATACCGTTGCGGCAAAGCTCTTCCCCGTAGGGCGTTTCGTCGTCGTCGGTTGTCGTCGCGTGCCCCTTTAGCAAGGCGTGGATGAGACTAGCCTCACCCTTGCCTATCTTATTGCGCGATCGCCTATTGTGCGATGCAATCGATTGATTGACACTATCGGCATTATAAACCGCGCCTTTGTTGGTATCGGTTATGACAAAGCTTTTCATAATACTCTCCCCTTATCCTACTACAAAACCGGATTGATCGCGACGCGCCTTGCCTTTGGCGTATAACGCCACAACCGCGCCTTTAGGATCCAAATGCCGTATGTCGGTGTCGTCGCCGTCCACAACCGGCAATCCTAGAAACGTAT